CAAACAATAGTCGGTTTTGATCTTAATCATGCGCTGATTGATGAGATTGATTGCATGAATAAGGATAAAGCAGATCAGGCATGGAAAAAGATCATCGCTCGTTTATCATCTAGCGGCTTCGATGAAACGCGGCTGGTTGATGAGATGGGCGCCGAATTAGTTATAGAGGCGCTTAATGATAATACGGTTGATTTTACAACCACGCCGGAAGGGTTTAACTGGGTTTATGATTTTTTTGTAAAGCAGCTACAGGATTCACCAGAATTAGAAGAATATTACGGGATTGTTCATGCGTCAACAAAGCAAAACGCCGCTAACCTACCCGCTGATTACATTGATAAGCTATACGCTACTTATCCCGCTAACTTAGTCGACGCTTATATTGACGGGCTGTTTGTTAATCTTGCTGGGGGGACTGTTTATCGTTTATTTGATAGACACAAAAACCATTCAGACATAACTGACAACGGACAAGAAACGCTTTATATCGGCATGGATTTTAACGTGGGCAAGATGAGTGCGGTTGTTCATGTTGAGCGTGGTGGCAATCCTATAGCTGTAGATGAGATATTTGGAATGCTAGACACTCAAGATATGGTGTTTGAGATAGATAGGCGATACCCTAAGCGAACAATTAAAGTCTATCCAGATAGTTCAGGAAAAAACAGAAAGACCTCGGATGCACTCAAGACAGATATATCTATTCTGCATAGTGCGGGATATTCACTTTATTACGATTCAGTAAATCCTAGAGTAAGGGATAGAATCAACGCAGCTAACGCTATGTTTTGCAACGGTAAGGATGAAAGGCGCTATCTCGTTAATACGAACAAATGCCCACGGTACACGGATGATTTAGAGCAACAGGTTTACAACAAGCAAGGCGAGCCAGATAAGCAGCACGACCACGACCACATGACCGATGCGGGAACGTACTATATAGCGTATAATTACCCAATTATTAAACCTGTAACAAACTTAAAAGTGACGTTTGCGAGATAAATTATGCCAGTTTCAGACCAGCACGAAGCGTACCAAGAAAACCTACCTATTTGGGAGCTTGGACGTGATAGCGTAAAAGGCGCACCCGCGATTAAGAAAAAGCAGACAAAATACTTGCCTATGCCTAATTCTCTGGATCAGTCTACAGAGAATAAGCAGCGATATAACGATTACCTGCAAAGAGCCTGTTATGTTAATTTTACAGGTCAGACTAAGGAGGGTTTAATCGGTATGGCTTTCTTAAAAGAGCCAGTAATTGAGATTAAAGAGCCTTTAACGTATCTAGAAGAGTCAACTGATGGCGGCGCGTTATCATTAACCCAATTCACACGTAAAATGCTATCCGACACTTTAGAAGTTGGCAGATCGGGAATACTTGTAGATTATCCTAGCATTCCCGATGGTCTTACTAAGATTGAAACCGATGGTATTAATGCTAATATCTTACGATACAAAGCGGAGAATATTATTAACTGGAGAACCGAGAAGGTTAACGGTGATAGCGTATTAAGCCTCGTTGTATTGAGTGAGCAAGTAGAAAAGCCTAGCGATGATGGGTTTTCAACAGAAGATGTCACTTATTACCGCGTACTGAAACTAGAAGATAATGTTTATTCTCAGCTAGTCTATAACGATGATGAAGACCTAATATCTGTTATTGAGCCAACAAAATCGGACGGTTCACGCTGGAATAATATTCCTTTTACTTTCGTAGGTTCTGAGAACAACAATGAAGACGTAGATAAGCCTGTATTAGTGGATATTGCAGAGGCTAACATTGCCCACTATAGAAACTCTGCTGATTATGAAGAGTCTAGCTACATGGTGGGACAGCCTACGCCGTGGGTATCGGGTCTAACTCAGGCATGGGTTGATAGTAATTTCGATGGTGTCGTTAGTCTCGGTTCTCGTGCGTTCCTAACTTTGCCTGAAAATGGTAGTGCTGGACTAATGCAGGCAGACCCGAACTCAATGCCGATGGAAGGTATGCGCCAGAAAGAAGATCAAATGGTCAAGATTGGCGCTAGAATCATCGCGGATAACTCAGGCACAGAAACCGCCGAGGCTGCAAAGATACGCTTTAGCGGTCAAAACTCTAAGCTAGCCGCTGTTATAGGCAACATTGAGGACGCGATTAAGAAAGCGTTTGTATGGGCTGGTGAGTTCATGGGTGGTGATGGCGAGATAGAATTTACACTAAACAGACAGTTTTATGACTCAACTATTGACCCTCAAAAGCTTATTGCTAGTATTCAAATGTTAGACCGTGGCGTTATCGGAATGACCGATTTTAGGGATATGCTACGCAAGGCTGCAGACATTACGCGTACCGATGAAGAAATAGAATTAGAGGCGACAAACGTTAATCCGCTTATATGAGCTACCTTTTAGATGTATCAGTAAGACATGCCGTATTCATACAACGATATGCGGCAGGTCGTGCGAGAGAGGCTAAAGAGGCCGTCTTTGACTTGCGTGATGACTTAGTAGGGATTATAGCTAAGAATGGCGCAGCGATAGAGGGTGGCAACACTGACGCTATTGATAAAAGAGTTATAGAATTCAATGAAGAGTTTGCGGATAAGATCAACGCTGATGCGTCCGAGCTTTCCGCCTCTGAGAATAAATTCAATAACAATATGCTGATTGCCGCTACTGTTGGCGCTAGGGTTCTAAAGCCCACTAACAAGAAAGTCTTAGATAATGCTTATTCTAAAGGAATGTCTGTAAGTGGTATTAATAAAATCACTATTCCCAATGCTATTGATGAATTCCTAACTAAGAACAAGCAAGCTATTGATTTGGTAGTCTCTGATTCCGTTGTTGCTTCACAATCTGTTTCTGATAATGTGTCCGACCTACTAACCCATAGGCAGCCTGCTAAGGCTCAGTCACTTACTAAGACAATCGCCAATTCTATATCGGGATCGTCTAGAGAGACTTCATTCTTGGAAAATAAAGACTTTATAGAGGGTGTTGAGTGGATTTCCGTTCTTGACTCACACACTACACTTATCTGCTCAGGCAGGGATGGCAAAGTTTACCCTGTAGGGAGTTCGCCCGTTCCTCCGGCGCATTGGGGGTGTAGGTCAACAATCATTCCGTCGCTAATATCTGGCGTTGAATCAGATAAGCGGTCGAAGGAAGCTAGACCCGATGAAAGCTATGGGGTGTGGTTAAGAAAACAGCCAAAATCTTTCCAAGATGAATATTTTAGTAAGTTTCCTGATGGTGACAAGAAGGCTCGACTATTTCGCCTTGGCAAGCTACCGATAGATAAGTTTAGGGATGATCTAGGCGCAGAATACACCCTTAAAGAGTTACAGGCATTAAACCCTATGGCGTTTGAGCGTGCGAATTTGGACTAAGTGACGTTTAGTTGTATAATCTAACTATTATAGTCATAATGTGACCATAATTGTCATTAATCTTGTGGATAAAGCCAGTGGCTTAGGATGATAAAATGAGCGAAGAAATTGCAAAAGAGAGTGTGGCGCCAGAAGTGGATGTTGATGCGCTAATGAAAGAAAACGAGTCGATGAAGTCAAAGCTGGGTGAATTACTAGCCGAGACTAAAAAGGCTAAAAGCGCAGCACGAGAGGCGCAAGAGCTAGCAGACAAAGAAGCTAGGGAAAAAGCAGCTAAAGCGGGTGATTATGAGCAATTGCATAAATCGTCTGAACAAGCGCGGCAGGATTTAGAATCTAAGCTAGAGGCCTTGCAAAGCGGTATAGCTAACGAGAAGAAATCCAGTGCAGCACTTAGGTTAGCTGGAGAATTAGCAGAAGGCCATAACGCTGAATTACTAAGCGAATTTATAGGTCGTCGATTGAAGTACACTGATGACGGCTTAAAGGTTGTTGACAGTAGCGGTGATTTAACTATTGCTAGTATTGATGACCTTAAAAGAGAGTTTCATAATGACCCGCGATACGCTTCGTTGCTTCGCGGGAATAAAGCAACTGGTGGCAGTGCTGTCGGTTCAAAAGAAGGCGGTAGTGCTGCCAAAGAAATGAATCGAACTGACTTTGATAGATTGTCACCTGATAAAAAGATGGCATTTATTAAGTCGGGCGGTAAAACCACAGACTAACTCGGAGATGCCTCATGGCTAACACATTAACAAACTTAACACCTGATTTATACGAAGCTCTAGACACGGTATCCCGTGAGCTAACAGGCTTGATTCCTGCTGTAACGCTAGATTCTGGCGTTGAACGTGCCGCTGTCGGTCAAACCGTCCGTAGCTTCGTTACTCCTGCCTCTACTGCCGCTGATATTACACCAGCACAGCAAGCGCCCAACACTGGCGATCAGAATATTGCCAATAAAACTATTACTATCTCTAAAGCTCGCGCTGTACCTGTTCGCTGGAATGGTGAAGAGCAACGCGGTGTTAATAGTGGTGCAGGTTATAGCCGCATCCTTCAAGATCAGTTTGCACAAGCAATGCGTACACTCACAAATGAAATGGAGGCCGATTTAGCTGGTTTATATGTTTCTACTTCACGCGCTTTTGGTACAGCGGGAACTACTCCTTTTGCTACTGCTGGTGACTTTTCAGACGCTTCTAATGCATTGAAGATTCTAAAAGATAACGGCGCACCTTTATCTGATAACCAAATGGTAATTAATACCGCTGCTGGTGCATCATTCTTAGGTAAGCAAGCACAAGTTAATATCGCTGGTAGTGATGTTATTCAGCGCCAAGGTATTTTATTGCCTATGCATGGTATGGATATTCGCGAATCAGCGCAGATTCTAACCCCTGCTGCTGGTACTGGCGCGAGTGCTACTACTGATAATGCTGGCTACTCTGTAGGTGATACAGTAATTACTTTGGCCTCTGCTGGTACTGGTGCTATCTTAGCTGGTGATGTTATTACGCTAGCTGGTGATACTAACAAATATGTTGTTGAGTCAGGCGATGCTGATGTGTCAGGTGGTGGTACCATTACACTAGCGGCTCCAGGTTTACGAGTCGCAATCGCGGCATCAACTACAGCAATTACAGTAGTTGCAGCGGCGGCACGTAACATGGTGTTTAACCGTTCAGCTATCGTACTTGCTACACGCGCACCTGCTGTACCTAGCGAGGGTGATGATGCAGTAGACTCTACCATGATTACCGATCCACGCAGTGGAATGACTTTTGAAGTTCGCTTGTATAAAGAATACCGTCAAGTTCATTATGAAATTTCTGCAGCTTGGGGATTTGAAGTAATGAAGGCAGAGCATACAGCTTTACTTTTGGGATAGGTATTTAGCCCCTTCGGGGGCTTTTTTTGGAGTTATTATATGAAATGCGAAACAGTAAAAGTTGACCGTGACGGCGTTTGTGTTGTAGTCAACAAAGAAGATGCTAAGAATGAAAAGCTATGGTCAGA